AGTTCCAGTACTTTTCTGGACGGGCAATACCAGCTTGGCAATCAATGGTATACTCAACAATATCAATGCCTAATCGATCAAGCTTTGCATGCCAATGACCATCAGGTTGTTTTTTAATTTCAACTAGCTTGCGTTCTTCCAAATAGTCTAATTGGACATGCAATTCTTGGGGGGTTGTATCAGCGTACAAGGCACGCATTACATCTAGCAATAAAGTATCCAATGCACCAAGTGGACGAGCTTTATCTAACGCATTCAGCAAATGCCAGCGCATACCTTCACGACGGATTTTTTGAAGATCAAAACTCATGGGTTAATTCCTTGCTTAATCTGAACTTTTTCAAGCTTTTCTGCTACTGCATCCAGCTTGGCTTCAATAACGGTTTGACCGCGAATATAGTCATCACGGGCAATGTAGCGGAAAGGCATATCAGCTTTAAATTCAAGGAATTTACGCTCAAGCTCTCGGACTTCTTCTTGACCTTTAATTGCTTGACGCGACACTTCCTCAATCTTCTGATTCGTTGATTCAAAGTTCTGCTGAATGTTTTTATTAATTTGGCTACCCATGATTCGGATCATTCCAGCAACTGCGCTTAGCACAGTTACTAGAACTAAAAATACTTGATATGATTCAAGTTCAATGGTCATGCATCCTCCTTAATCGTATCGGATGCAGGTGGTAAAGGCTTCTTCCGATTTTGATCGATAAATCGGAAAATCACCCCCAGTGCTGATAGAACAGGTATGATATTTTCACGATTAGCCTCTGGTATAAGGGCTATAATTTCAGGTGGAACCCCGTTGTATCCGACCCAAGCAATAACAATCAAAATCCAGTTGGATAACCATAACCAACCACTTCGCCAATTTTCGACAATCCAACGCTTTTTTGGTACACGATTTTCTATACTGAGATTCATGGCGTATCTCCAGCAGCATAACGAAGATTGCCAACCACTCGACGTGCCCAGCCACGACCAAAACTATTGAATGTTGAAAGTTTGGTATAAAACTCAAGACGTTCAGCAATGAATAAAACTAGCACATCATCAAGTGTCATTTTCTTGATAGCACCAAGTGTAATAGAACCAACAGCGCCATCATCATTAACACCAACAGCACGTTGTAGCATACGAATTGCATTACCAATTCCATGATTTACCGCTGCATCAAAAAGCTGATAACTAATAGCCCCAGTGAATTGATCACACTTGGCACGATTCCAAAAAGCCAAGCGGTAAATCTCTTTGGCTTGAGCACGAGTCATACTTTTCATAGAGCCTGTATAACCATTTTCTTGCGCTGTTTTTCTTGTGATACCCCAGTTGGTTTCCCCACCAGGATCTTTTGGATTATTTACATAACCGCCTTCATGACCAATAGTCCGTTCAAACACTTCATCAAAAGTGATAGACATAAAAAAACCTCATCAGATGATGAGGCTATGTTGCTATCTGAACTATTTTTATATCAGGCGGAAATGCTTCCGCCCAGCTTTATCTATTCTCAGGTAAATCAAACAAACCGACCAAATATGGTGCATGTGTTGTGCCGCCACCAGCATTAGAGTAAGAAACTTTTCCAATGACTACACCACAAAACGTAGCATTAGATTCTTCAACCAAGTCACCTGTAGAACCAATAGCTAAAACACGTGTTACGTCACTATAATTTGACACAATGCCAGCATGATATGCAGGAAAGTTTCCTGACCTATCTACTTGAATTTCCACAATCTTACCAGTGACACATAAGCGTTTCCCACGCTCATTGTAGGAATCTTTTAGGATTTTTCCCTTTGTGGTTGAGTCTAAGGCTTTAATATCTTGAAGAGTAGTATGCTTACTATTCATCCAAATTGCTAAAACACCTGCTGAAGCTGGAAATGCATCCACTTCATCAGACATAACAGGTTTAATCAAATTAAGAGCTTCTGGCAAACTCTTTGCGGCTAATAGTTTATCAAGACCTTCTTGTTCAGGTGTTTTCTCAACAGCAGGCTGTGCAACTGCTGGCTGTGTCATATTTTCATTATCAGTTTTCTGAGGAGTTGACTCCTTAGAGCAACTAACCAATGCAATAACCCCAGCAATTAAAATTAATTTTTTCATTATATTCTCACTTAAAAAAGTATGTTTTATTCTTGAAACTTAGCATTAGAAGCTGCTGCAAATGTTAATAAACCAACAATAAATAGTATCCCGACAAATATTGATGATGTGAACTGAAGTAATATAAATGTTAACACTAGACATCCAACGCCAGTGTAATACATTTGGCTAACTCTTTTATCAAAAAAAGCTTTTCTTCTTCTAAGATCAATACGATACCAATAAGCCTGTATATCATATTTACAGTATTCACACTCTTTATTGTCTCTATAAATCCAGCGTCGACATGATTCTCTTGGGCAATACATTCCCTCTGGGTTATTGGGCTCAGGTGGGATAAACGTAGAATAATTTGTAAGATGGTTTTCAATACCAACTATTTTCGTTTTTATAGGATTTGCAACGTTAATATCTACATATTGTTGTTTAACTCTATACCGTTCACTCATATTAAGCCCGCCCAATCAATTATTTTTTATTCCCACTATAGTTCCATTTTTAGGTTTCTTGACTTTGACTGTTGCCTTTTGAACTGAACCAAAGTGGTTATGCTGTTGATTATTATCACCAACTTGCTGACCTTGAACAGTATTTTCTTTATTTATAACGACATTTTCTGTCGCCTCTGAACTACTTAATAAAAGCATAAGAATTTTATTTTTTACATCAGATGTTGCTTCTCTGAATTTACTCAATAAAAGATTTTCTTCAATTGGCAAATCTGGTTCTTTACCAGAGATCAAATAATCAAATGAATAACCCGTAAGCTGTTGAAGTTTATTTATAAATTCAAAATCAGGTGATCTTTCATCATTTTCATAACGTTGCAGTGTGGTCGTGCCGACATCTAACTTTTCTGCAAAAGAAGCTCTTGATTCTTTTCCACGAATGCTTCGAATACGACTACCAAAAGAATCAGACATAACAAATTCTCAAAAATAAACCCAAAGGGGTTGATTGTTTAACCCGAACGGGGTAAATTCACCTTATTAGTGATGCTTTAAAGCACCATCCAAAAAGCACTAAAAGGAGCAAAACATGCAAACCAAATCAGCACCTTTAACGAAGGAACAGATCAAAGAGAACCTTCGTAACCAAGGTAAAACCTTGGCGCAATTCGCAAAAGAAAATGGCTTTGATGTTCATGACGTTTATCGAGTGATTGGCGGATCACGTAAAGGTCATTATGGCAAAGGTCATCAGATTGCTGTGGCTTTAGGACTAAAAGTCCCTCCTCAAACTGCTGATATAGATTAACCGCTTTTTATACCTTTTTTAACCCTTTTTTATACCAAATCACTAAGGAGAGCAAAATGGATAAGAGCGGAACAGCACTAGGTCTAATCGCTATCTTTCTTATTTTTTTAGGTTTTTTTGGCTGGTTTATGGCTGAACAAGACAATGAAATCTTACGCAATCAACTTGTATCACTCAAAT